GATAAAAGGAAAATTATTTAGGTAAAATTAGTACTTTTACAAAAAAGTGAGATATAGATGAATCTACTGAAAGCGTTTAGAACTAAGGATGCAGGTTTGCCTGTGGCTTTGCAATGGCAGTATATCAAGGGTGTATGGATGCCTTACGATGCAAAGGATGGTATTTACATTGATAAAGCATATAAGGCTATCCCTGTTGTTCAGTCAGTAGTTTCTAAGATAGTAGAGAAGAGTGCGGATGCTACTCCGATGTTGTATAAGATTAAGGACAAGCGGTTTGCAGAGAAGTATTATGCTAAGAGAAAGTACCTGAAGAACAAGGAGAATGCTACTGAGTTAGCGAAGTTGCGAGTGAAGGCATTTGAGTCGGTGGAGAATCATCCGTTCTTGCAGTTGATGGATATGCCGAACCCGACTAGTACAGGTAGACAGTTGAGAGAAGAAGTTGCAGGGTATCTGTTGATTACAGGGAATGCGATAGTGTATGCTTCAGTGCCTGGTGCAGGAGTTAGAGCGAAGCAGCCGATTGAGTTGTGGAGCGTACCGAGTCCGACTGTAAAGCCTGTGATGTCAGGAGAAAGAACTCAACCGTTGGCAGGGTATGCGATTACATATAACTTTGAGAATATTATCCCCAACGAGCAGATAGCTCACTTCAAGTACTTCAACCCTGTGTCTGAGTGGCAAGGGTATGAGAGTACATTCTGGGGTTTGAGTCCATTGAGGTCTAGTGTTAGTATTATCTCTCAGAAGAGATATGCTGATGTGGCTCAGGGGTCGTTGTTTGCGAACATGGGCCCGAGTGGTATTGTGAGTGGTAATGCACGGCACAGCGATCAGGCTGAGTTGACTGCCGAGCAGGCGGTTGCGATTAACGATTCGTTTAGACAGAACCACATGGGTGCCCATAACGCAGGAGACATTGTTGTGACTCCCTCAGACCTGAAGTGGGTGCAGATAGGCTTGAGTCCTGTGGACATGGGTATCTTGGACTTCAACGCAGACTTGGAAAGACAGATTGCTAACATCTACGGATATCCATCGCAGTTGTTGACTCCGCAGGGAACATTGGCCAACAGTGAGACAGGAGATACAAGGGTAATTACTAACTGCGTATTGCCGTTGCTTAGGAAGATGGATGATGTGTGGACTAAGATGGTTCGCCAGTGGTATGGAGACAACAGCTTGGTAGTAATGTCTGATACCGATGTATATCCTGAATTGGAAGGCGATAAGAAGGAGTTGGTACATTGGATGCGTCAGGCGATGGTGTTCAGCCAGGATGAGATTAGAGAAGCACTAGGATACGGAACGATTGTCGATGAGACTCAGGTGTTGGTTCCTACCAACTATATGCCGTTGGCAGACATGAGAGGTGGGGACTTGGATGTGGACACTGTACCGAGTGGTAGAAATGTACCGAGACAAGATCAAGACATCCAAGATGATGATGAAGACGAAAATTTTGACTAAGAACTTTGATGCCGTTGACGGGATTATCACCGTCAAGGCTCAAAGGTTGAGTGATGAGTATAGTTGCTGGTGCAAGGCTAAGGACTATACATTTGAATTCAAGGAAGGAATGAATAGCAAGGATATTATTGAGCAGACTATAAAGCTGCTCTCTGCAATGCCATAATTAAATATAAACACGATGATAACTGAAGAAGAATTTCTGAAGGCAGAGATTGAGACTCTGAACTTGACAATGGGCAATGAATTGTTTGTAGGCTTGGCTAGAAGTGTAGCTAACTACTGTAAGAAGTTTGAGCCGAGTAGTGTAATTGACTACGGATGTGGCACAGGGGTGTATAGTGAGGTGATGCGACAGGAAGGGTTTAACATCATGGCACAAGATGTATTCAAGAGCCACAGAGACTACTGCAAGGAGCAGTATGCAGAGCTGAATGTTATTGCTAGACCGAAGGCAGCGGAGATGATGCTGTTTATCGAGGTAGCAGAGCACATGACAGACCAGGAAATCAAGAATGCCATTGATGTCATTCAGCCTAAGATGATATTGTTTAGCTCTACTCCACATACTACTTCTAACGATGCAGAATGGGGACATATCAACATCAAGCAGATTCCAGAGTGGCTTGAGTTTTGGAAGACTTTAGGTTATAAGATACTAGAGAGACCACATACTCCTACGACATGGACTCTGATGTTAGAAAAAATTTAATCTACTTTATTTACTACGATGGGTCATTAAACCATTTCCATGTATTGAACCTTAGGTTCTTGCAGGAGTATTGGAATGTGTTTGATGGGCAACGGATAGTTAAGATAGCCGTCAAGGGTGACTATAATTTGGCACCTATTGTGGATATGCTGCCGAAAGACTGTGAGTACAGAGTGGTGCAGAACGATGCTAAGTTTGGTGAGTGTACGCACTTCTTGGACTCTTTAGTAGAGATAAATGGTGGAATGACATTCTACGCACATTGCAAGGGAGTTACTAGACCGCAATGGTCTGGGTTGACGATTTGGATAACGCACTTGTATCGAAAGAACTTGAGTATACCGCCTGTGTTGGGAGATAAGTTGTTTGCAGGTGTTTGTGCTAAGCTACTGCCATGCCCTCCGTATGTTCCCTATCCGTTTCACTACTCTGGATCGTTCTATTGGTTTAATACCGATAAAATTAAGGCAAGACTAAAAAATAAAAAGTTAACGCTAGACAAGTACTTGACTGAGCAGTTCCCTGGGATTATGGCTAACAAGGAGGAGTGTATCTTTGGATATGGAAGCTCGAATGTGAACCACAACTTCTACGAGGAAAGAACTTGGAGATATATAAGATGAAAGTAATATATACGGTCTTGTTCGGAGACTATGATGAAGTAAGTCCTGCTCCTAACTATGAGAAGTGGGACTTTGTGTTATTTACAGATAACGCAGAGCTAAAGGTTGATGGATGGCAAATAAGAGTGGTGAGTGGTGTTACAGATAGACAGAAGGAGTCTAGGAAGTACAAGCTTCTATCACATTTGTATCTAAGTGAATACGATTTGGTCTGCTATGCAGATGCGAATATTTCATTTGTACATGAGCCACCTAGTTTTCCGATATGGTTTCAACATCGAGCCCATGTCGATGTATACACTAGAGCGAAGGAGTTAGTTAAGGAAGGCAAGGTTAACGAGGATCAGGTCAAGAGGCAGTTTAGGTTTTACTTGGAGAATAGGTACAAGGATAAGGCAGGATTGCTAGAGACTAACTTCTTTGTGCGGTCGAATCGGGATGCCTTGCAAAATATATTGATGGATGGTGTTTGGAAGATTGTGCAGGACTTTACTAGCAGAGATGAGTTAGCGTTTCCTTATGTAATAAATTGGAGAAATGTTAAACCTGAGAACATCAAGCCACATAATGTTATGGCAACCTTTGTTACGATAAATGAGCACAAGGGAAAGGTTGATGTTAAGAAGAGCGTTCAGGTGCATCACATAACTCCTGGTAGGTCAGACAAGAACATAGGCAAGGCAATAAACGATTTGATTCGTGGATTACCTGACAATGATTGGATTTGTCTAAGAGACATTGATACGCTACCGATGTATCACGAGAAGATATACCAGCAGTGCGAGGAGATAGCACAGCGAGGAGACTTTGACTTGGTTGGATGCATGACTAACAGGCTTGGATTGCACTATCAGTTGGTTGGAGGACAGAAGTCCGATGACTCAGATATCATGAATCACAGAAAGATTGCAGTTGATTTGTACAACGAGCATGGAAGTAATGTGCTGTTCTTTAACCAGGTGATTGGAGGGTTGTTTATGCTATTTAGCAAGAAGACATGGTTGCAGGTAGGAGGATTTCCCGAGGGAGGCATTCAGATTAAAGGACATTTCTTTGACTACCATTTCTGCAAGCAGGTAATGAAGCATAGACTTAGGATTGGTATCGCTAAAGGTATATACTTGTTCCACTATTATAGATTTGAGAGTGGTCAGGATACAAGAAGAAATATTAGTCACCTTCTATGAGTTTGTATCTTTAATAGTTTTTTTCAATCTTTGTGTATGAATCAGGATTGCGATTTGACATCTATTCAGCAGAAGAGCTATTCAGATTATCCTGAAGCAGTTAGAAATAACGCTAAAAGGGTTCTTAAATATGTTGAGGAGAACGGTTGGGGGCCATGTGGCACCGATGTTGGAAAGCAGAGAGCAAATCAGCTTGCAAAAGGCGAGCCATTGTCAGTAGATACAATCAAGCGAATGTATAGCTATCTGAGTAGACATGAAGTTGATTTAGAAGCTTCTAGTTCTTATGACGATGGATGCGGACTATTGATGTACGATGCATGGGGAGGAAAGTCTGCACTAACATGGAGCAGAAGTAAACTGAGAGAATTAGGTGAAATAAAAGAACAGAGCGATATGGGTTTTCTAACTAAAGGTTTAAATCAAGGATTTCAAGATATGGACATGAAGCAAGGAATTGTTTCTGGCTATTTTGCAATGTTTGGTAACAAGGATTTGGATGGCGATGTAATCGAGAGAGGATCATTTGCTAAGACAATCCAGGAGCGTGGACCTAATGGTAAGAAGCTAATCAAGTATTTACTTGACCATGACGCAAAGAAATCTGTTGCTCTTATTACCAACCTAGAGGAGGATATGAAGGGTTTGAGATATGAGGCTAAGATTGGTACTCATAGCTTGGGTGTTGACTTCATGAAAATGGTAGAGTCAGGACTTATTAACCAGCATAGCTTTGGATTTGCTGTTCCTAAAGACAAGCAGTACTTTGACCAAGGTAGAAAAGCTAATGTCATTAAGGAAGTAATCATGTACGAAGGATCAGCAGTACAGTTTCTAGGAGCCAATCCTGAGACTACATTTATTGACTTGAAATCTGAGAGCGATGCGTTCGAATATCTTGACAGACTTGAGAAGTTTGTAAAGACATCTGACGCTACGGATGAGACACTTGTCAAACTAGAAGAAAGACTTAAATCACTTTACGAAGCTCTAAAGCCAGCTCCTGCTACTTTAGAAGAGGTTAAAGCCGATTTGGATAGTAATAAATTAATTGAATCACTTAAATCTACATTTAGAAATCATGGCAGAATTGCAAATTAAGGAAGTTCAGGACTTCCTAGCTGAAGAGCTACAAACCCTAAAGAAAAACTTCTCTACTGAGAGAGAAAAAGACGTTGTTGGATTTGACGCAAAAGTTAAAGACGCAATGGACAAACTTACTGCTGATATGCAGGCTAAGCACGCTGACATCCAGAAGGAAATGGACAAGGCACTTGCAGACATGACTGAGAAGTCTGCTGCTAAAGTTGAGCGTAAGAACTTCGGATGGTCTTTGCATGAGACTTTGAAGTCTAACCACGCTGAGATGGTTAAGAATGTGAAGTCTGGAAAAGGTATGGAATTGACCATGAAGGATTTCAACTATTCTGACTTCACTGGTTATGAGCCTTTCGTAACTGACTTCAGAGATCCAATCTTGTTGCCTTACGAGTCATTCCATTACAGAAATGTACTTCCTGGTGGAACAATGTCTGGTGAGTTCGTTAAGTATCCTAAAGAAACTGCTACCACTGGTGGAGCAAACACTTGGGCTTATGGAGACGGTTCTAAGCCTGAGATTGAGCCTAAGATGACTACCTACCAGGCTGATGCCGAGTGGATTGCAGGTCTTATCAAAGGAGTTCCAATTTCTATGATTGAAGATTTGGCTTGGATGACTGCTT